AAGATTGGTTAAAGTGTAGGTGTATTACATTACCATCAACAGTGTGACCAGAGTAGGCTTCCTTACCTGCGTCCTCTAGTTCTACCTCAATATCCATCTCTTTGTCAATAACTTTTATTACATATTCGTGAACAATGTTACGTAACTCTTCTACTTCTTCCATAACAGGAACTGCTGCACACATCATCTTAGAGAAATGCATAACCTGATGATAGTCTTCATCGTCAAGTGGATTATCTGGCATTGCCATAATTGATATGTCTACTTCGCCAGACCACTTACCATCATCATTAGAGAATGGTCTGACACGTATTATAATATCTTCTTCGTGTATTTCTTTAGATAGTTTATCCATCATACTGTCCATACTTATCTCCTTTTTACTTTCGTGCCACCAAACTTAATAAACTTTGGGTGCCTGTTCTTGCCCCTCTCCTTTAACCAATCTTCAGGAATAATCCTGTCATAGTATCTGAAGCCATGCTTAATACACCACTCACCATAGGTAGACTTGGCACCCTTACGAAGTTTGCGTCTGCTACTTTCAAACACAAAACGAATATCCAACTTGGGATGCTGCTTTTTAATAGCCAGATGCTTGCGTCTGTCTGCTGCGGTGAACTGTCCTTTGGTTTCTATAATGATACCATTGGACAGCACGAAGTCTGGTGTGTACGTTCTATATGCTAAGTCTTCCCACTCTATCTTGACTGCCTCATACAAGAAGTCAATCTTCAAATCTTTGAGATAATCAGATACCTTGAGTTCCAGACCGCTACGATACCCATACTTTCGT